GAGCCGTCGCCGGAGCCGTCGCCGGAGCCGTAGCCGGAGCCGTAGCCGGAGCCGTAGCCGGAGCCGTAGCCGGAGCCGTCGCCGGAGCCGTCGCCGGAGCCGTAGCCGGAGCCGTAGCCGGAGCCGTCGCCGTAGCCGGAGCCGTCGCCGGAGCCGGAGCGATCAAACAAAATGGCGTCCGGGACTTTGCCCCGGACGACTTCTGCCGGCGACACTATTTCCATGGCGCCGCCTCCCACGCCTTCACCGCCTCGTCACTGACGAGTGAGACGCTGGTGATATTGCGGAGCTGAATGTCGACCGCTGGACCGACGCGGCAGGATTTGTTCGGGCCCGTCGCCGCAAGGCCGGCGAAGCCTTTCACGTCGGCGGACCAATACAGACAATTGCGCCCGGCGCGCAGGGCAATCGTTTCGCCGTCGATATCGGTCGCGTAGCCAAAAAATACGCCGCGATGCGTCGTGGTCACCAGGACGGCCTTCTCGGCTTTGTGCTTGCTGCGGTGAGGATGATTAATCATGCTGATTGCTCCGCCCCAGAGAGCCCGCGAGGCGCCGGGTATTTGATGAAACGGGATGCGAGCTGCTCGCCCGAAAGCGTCAGGGCGTAATAGGGGCCTTGCAGCGACGGCTGCTCATCGGGCGATTGCCGATACCAGATCTCGACTATGCCGCGGCGCCAAAGCGGAAGCGCAGATGTGCGCTGGCCAGTCTTGAGCGTTATCGCGCGGCCGTAGCCGCCCCACGCCAGGAGCGATCGCAAGATGGCGATCTGAAAGCGGTCGAGGCGCGAGCGATCGCTCATGCGGCCCACCGCGAAACGGATCGGGCGACGGCGGGGCACATAGCGCGATTACGCGCCCTTCCCGACGGAGGCGGCCGCGAGGCAGGCCCCCGTGTATTTGACCCGGGCTCATGGATGCCAAGGCCGCCGCCCGAAGTGAATTGATGCCGCTGATCTCGCCTTTCGGCCGTCAGCGGGAAGGTGCGGAACGCGGTGCGGGATCGGAGCGCGGACCGCCGGATGGAGTCACGGCGCGCGGCTTCGCCGCCTTCACCAACGCGAGCTGTTCGATATCGAATACGCAGCCTTCGATCCGCTTGCCTTCCTTGTCGAGCTTGTCGGGCTCGATTTGAAGCCGCACGCAGCCGTTGAGATATTCGAAACGGCCTGTGACAATTCCGGCAAAACCGGAAACTGTGTCCTTCGCCTTGTCGCCGAGTTTGATCGTCATAATTTCTCTCCAAGTTAATCGAGCATTTCGCCCTCGACGACGTGAAGCGCACGCGCAAACAGTTTGCCGCGGCGCTTGCCGTCGATGATGTATTGCGCCCCGCGCTCGCTGCAACCGATCCGCTGCGCCAGGTTGAGCGCCGGCTTGTCCGGCCATAGCGCCCGAACAACTGTTCCAAATCTGTTTTTAGAGAACAGGCGTTCTTTGGGACTTGTTGACGCGCGCACGCGGCGCATTCCTGATTCGCGCATGACGCAACTCCACGCTTACAAAGAACTGGAAACGACAGGCCCGCACCGGCGGGGGGCGACAAGTTCGAAGCCGGCGCGGGCCGTCCCCCGACGCTGGAGGGCAATCGAGCATCAGGGGAAATGATGAGCGAGGCGGTCATTCGGCGGCCGCGGGGTAAAGGTCTGGGCGGAGATCATGTCGAGAAACGCCGGTCATAGCCTCGACTTCCGCCAATCTCTCGGCCGGCACCCGACCGTTTTCCCAGCGCAGGACGGTTGATTTATTCACGCCCAGCAACATCCCGAGTTGCTCAAGCGTGAGATTTGAGCGGTCGCGATATCCTCGGAGGGGGCTGCGAATCATGGAAGGTATTAGTTGCGTATTGCGCAACTTCGGTCAAGCAGCTTGTTGCATCCTTCGCTAACGACGCACAAGCTTCGTGGGGCGTACTGTTGCGTATGGCGAGAAAAACCACGCCGCCCCTGCCGTTCAGGCTGCATTATATTCGCGAATGGGCGGCCAAGCGTGGCATGCGGCAGGCCGATATCGTGCGGGAACTCGATATCGACAAAAGCAACGTTTCACGCTGGTTTAAAGGTCACCTGCCCACGGAAGAAAATATTCTCAGGCTAGCGGCACTCTTTCAATGCGAGGAGCCGGCCGAGCTCTTTCGCCACCCAGATCAAGACTGGATGTTCAGACTATTGCGAGGAAGGTCCATCGATGAGCAGGAACGTATTCGGCGGACAATTGAGGCGGCGTTCCCGCAGCGTAGCGCGGCCTAAGAACGGAGAGGACGAATGAACTGTTGTTGGATCGTCGCCACCGGCGCCGTCGTCTGCGTGGGACTAACGCATTTGGCCGTTGCCCAAACGTCGAATCTCGATGCGCCAATAAGTACCCAACCGACGATGCGATCAGAGATCAAGCGCGGCGAGGCCGTCGCGTTTGATTGCGGATTGCACCACCTCACCGACTATTCGGGCTTCACAGATTGCGTCAGCCGCGCTCTTGATGCAAATGAGCAAAAGCAAAAAAAATCTGATCCATTCGTCTTGGGACTATCAATAGGTGCCCTGGCTCAAGCCGGGATAATGGCCCCTAACGAACACGCCGGTTGGGTAACGGTATGGCGGGATGATGCGGCTTTAGTCCAAAAGAAATATAGGCTTTCAATCAATGATTTATGCAGCGCGTTCGCAATGAAATGTGAGACAGTCAAGCGAATTGTTGGCTTAAAATAGCTTTGCCCTTGTCGAGAATTTCGTTGCGTAATATGCAACATTGTCCTTGAAAGCAGTTGCGTAATATGCAACATCTCTCCCGTCTTTACGCGGGAGAGCATGCCCATGATGGGCCTAACTGACCAACAGCTTCTTACTGAGCCCCAGCAGCTCGCCCTGTTGGCGATGCGGCGCTCGGAGCTATCGGAGGCCGTGCGGGCGGAACTGCGCCAGCGGGGCACGCCAGGACCGTGGGGACGCAATTTCTACGAGCTGGCCCGGATGGGCTACGCCGATCATAACGGCCGCTATCACGTCTTGACGCCGAAGGGCCGCTTTACCGCCGATCGGCTGGCACTCGATACCGCCCGCAAGCTCGGCATGCACGTCGTCACTTACAATTTCGGCCGGCCGGGCAGCGTCGCCAGAGCCTATTGCACCTGCGGCTGGTCGACGTTTCGTTCCCGGGCGGTCGGCAATTACATGGGAATGCTGTCGCGGGATGCGCACTATCACCGGCTGCATGTCGAGAAGCGCGACGCGGCGTTCGAACGCACGGTCGCCGACGTCGGCCGCATCATGGCGGCGGGCTAGGTCATGGGCGAGATCGTTACCAACATCTTGATCGGCGGCTTCCTGATGCTGGCGATATCCCTAAACCTGATCGAGATCATCCACGTGCTGGTGACGCAAGGAATGACGCCATGACCGTTATCTTCTGCATCATCAGCGCTTCGGTCGGCGCTTGCCTGGGCGCCGTGATCATGGCCTGCGTCGCCGCTGGAGCGCGAGCCGATCACAAGCTCGACGACGCTTTCAATCGCAGCCGGGAACGCTATGCCCGCCAATAGGCCGCTTCGCAATCATAGTTCGCTGTTCACGATGCTTGGCGTGATCGCCACCGTGGGCTCGATCATCTTCATTCTGGCGATCGCAGCGGGGATGCATTGATGCGCGCCAAGAAGCCGGCCCCGCTCCGCAATATGATGATGCCAGAAACATTCTACCAAGAGCTTGATCCTGGCATCAGATTCGCCGTGCGCGTGCTGCACGCCGGCGGTTTTGAAACCTGCCAGTCATGCCAAGGCGGCAAAGGCCACGCCTATTTCGAGCCGACCATCGACCTGATCGCGCGGGATGACGACGCGATCGGTTTCGGCGCGCTTGCCACGCTTCGCGATTACGGATTGCCGCTCAATGGCGTCGCGATCGTATGGCCGATTGCCAACGGGCAGCCTTACGAGAAGCTCTGGCGCGTCACCTTCGCCAGGACGATGGAAGCGCGCGCAGATGATCGGCCAATTTTCATTTGCTCCTATCAGGCACAATAATGATCCGCCCACTCCCCAAACGCATCGCCCGCATCGCGCCGATCGGTAGCTTGCTCAAGCATCCGATCAGCATCGCGCCGTTTGCGCATCAGGAACGGATCGGTGACGCATCCTATCTGGCGATGGTGCGGCAGCTTCCGTGCGTTAAGTGCGGGATGGAGCCGTGCGGCGAAGCCGCCCACGTGAGGATCACGTCGGCCGCCTTCCACAAGCGCGGCGGCATAGGGAAGAAGCCGGACGATAGATGGGCGCTCCCGCTCGATCGCGGCTGCCATCAGACAGATCGCGATGCGCTTCATCGGAGCGGCGAGTATCTGTTCTGGCATCAGCTCGGCATCAATCCGCTTCTGATCTGTGAACGGCTCTATGCGCAGCGCGGCGACCTGGTCGCCATGCGGGCGGTCATTCTTTCGGCAATTGCGGAACGAAACAGATGAGCGAAGTCACTGACATGCTTATCCGGCCACAAATGCTGAGACCCACTAAATGTTGACGAGCGGAACCAAATGTCTTTTGTCGCCATTTCCCTACTTCGGTGGCAAGCGATCAATCGCGACTGAGATATGGTCGCGGCTTGGCAACCCGGTGCAATACATCGAACCTTTTTGTGGATCGGCCGCCGTCCTACTCGCCGCGCCGAACCCGGCGTCCCTTGAAGTCATTGGCGACGGCAGCGGCTTCATCGCAAACTTCTGGCGTGCGGTAAAGCATCAAGCCGCGACCGTCGCGGAATGGTCCGATTATCCCGTCTCGCACATCGACCTTGGGGCGCGGCATGTTTGGCTTATGGCGCAGCGCCAGCGCATCGGCGAGGCGATGCAAGACCCAGATTGGCCCGGCGATGCCAAGGTCGCGGGATGGTGGCTGTGGGGCCAATGCTGCTGGATAGGTTCGGGCTGGTGCGATTGGTTCGGCCAAATCCCCCATGCCGGTAACGCCGGGATGGGCGTACAGGCCATCGGCCAAATCCCCCATGCCGGTAACGCCGGGATGGGCGTACAGGCCATCGGCAAAATCCCCCATGCCAGTGACGCCGGGAGGGGCGTACAGGCCATCGGCAAAATCCCCCATGCCACAGTTGACGCCGGGAGGGGCGAAAGCGAATTGCTGACCTCCTGTGGCCGAACGGCGATGGCTTGGCTGCGGCGAATTGCTGACCGGCTGGAGCGTGTTCGGATCGTTCATGGCGATTGGTCGCGCTGCCTCAATAACCACTTCGGCGGCGATGAAACGGGCGTCTTTCTCGACCCGCCATACCGGGCATATGAGCGGCTTTATGGGGCCTCATCGCCTGTCGCCGATGCCGTTGCAACATGGGCCGGAGACAATAGCCACCTTCGGATCGCTCTATGCGGCCACAAAGGCGATTACGACTTGCCGGGATGGGAAACCGTCGAATGGTCGCGTGGCCGTCTGACCTATTCTGGCGGCAAGACAACTGACAGCGAATGCGTTTGGTATTCGCCGCCGTGCTTGCAAATCGCGGACGCGCCAAAGCAGGAATCTTGGCTCGATATGTGGACAAAGCCGTTTCCACACCCGGAGCGGCTATGACCACAAGATGTAGGGCTGTGTGAGACAACCGGATACATGCTTATCCGGTTGCCATACAAAAACGCTGAGACCTACTAGATGTTGATGGATTAACGAAAATGGCGCGGCGCACCAAAGAACAGGATTTATGGCATGAGCGCGGCTTCGCGAGCGGGATAGCCGTGGCGTGCTCGACGATGGTTGGCGTTTGGGGCGAAGAAGTCGCCGCCGAAGAAATATTGCGCGCCGCTGGCCTCACTACGCGCGCCAAAATGAAGGTTCTCGGCGTCGATAATTATGACCTCGATATTCTTCGGCCAATATTTAAGGCGATCCGCGATGGTCGCGCTTGGAAGGCGCTTCGCGACAGCGCCGGAGCGAAGGCGTTATGACCACAAGATGTAGAGCCTCGGGAGTCAACCGGATAAGCATGGTCACTGACATCATCCTCGCCACGCTCGCGGGCGAGCCGGAGGGTCTTACTTCCGCCGAGGTCGCCACGCGCACCGGCATGACCTCGTACAATACGTCGACGAAGCTTTCGAAGCTGGCGGCCTACGGCGTGATCGATAAGCGGCCGGGCGCGACTAGGCGGAATTTCCGTTGGCGGGCGAAGCCAAGATCGTGACCCGTTCGCTGCCCTCACGCGATCAGATCGGCCCCGATACGCCGCTATGGGCTTCTCCACAAGGCTTGCGCCCGGAAATCAAGCGCATCATCGAGGCCCTTGCCAGGGACGCCGTGGCGCGGGAGGATCGGGATCGAGAGGCTAAACGATGATAGATGCAGAGAAAATAACGTGGGCCGAAACGTGGGGCGAGGATGATGGCTGGCATCGGCACCCAAAACGCAACGACTTACCGTTTCCTGAGATGAAGGATGCATACGATGCGGCCTATCGGCGTGGTGAAGAACGTCGCCGTGCCGCCGGGCCATGACCCGCGCTTTCCTGTACGCGCGTTTCTCTAGCGACCTTCAAGACGATCGCTCGATCGACGATCAACACGCCGGCAACCGCGCCTATTGCGCGCGGAAGGATTATCAGATCGACCGCATCTTTGCCGATCGCGCCATTTCCGGCGCTTCGATCGTCAATCGCCCGGACTATCTGCGCATGGTGGCATTGGCGGCCGCCGGCGAGTGCGACGTCATCGTGGCGGAAGACTTGGATCGCCTGTCGCGCAACCTCGGCGACGTCGCCAAACTCTACGAGCAGATGACTTTCACCGGCGTGGCGATCGAGACGGTCGGCGACGGATTGATCAACGAGATGCACGTCGGGCTCAAGGGCACGATGAATGCGTTGTTTCTGAAAAATCTCGTTGTCAAGATTCGCCGCGGCATGGCGGGCGTGATCCGCGACGGTCGCCATCCTGGCGGCCTGGCCTATGGCTACCGGCCGATCGCCGGCAAGCCTGGCGAGCTTGAGATCGAACCGCAGGAAGCCGGCATCGTGCGCCGCATCTTCCGCGAATATGCCGACGGCCGGGCACCGCGCGCGATCGCGGCGCAGCTCAATGCCGAAGGCGTCCCCGCTCCACGCAAGAGTTACTGGCTCGCCTCGACCATCAACGGCCACAACAAACGCAAGAGCGGGATCCTGCAGAACGAGCTCTATGCCGGGCGGCTTGTCTGGAACCGCGTGCGCATGGTGAAGAATCCGGCGACCGGCAAGCGGCTGTCGCGGCCGTTGCCGGAGAGTGAATGGCAACGTAGCGATGCGCCGCATCTGCGCATCGTCGACGATGACCTGTTCGACCAGGTGCAGCGACGGCGCGCAGAGCGGGCAGTTGCGCCGCGCAATATGCGCGCGACGCCGAAGCGTATTCTCTCCGGGCTCCTTCGCTGCGGCGCCTGCGGCGCCGGCATGTCGAAAAAGGACGTCGACCACGGCCGCCCGCGCATCGTCTGCACGCGCATGCGCGAGGCGGCGAGCTGCTCCAATCGCCGGTCCTACTATCTCGACGACATCGAGCGCACGGTGGTCGGCGGCTTGCGCGAGGAGCTCGGCACGCGGGAAGCGGTGGCCTATTTCGTGCGCTGCTATAACGAGGAGCGGCGCAAGCGCGACGTCGGCGGGCAAACCCGACGCCAAGCGCTCGAGCGCGAGCTCGCTACCCTCGATCGACAGCTCGAGCGCGCCGTCAGGGCCATTATCGATGGGCGGATCACGGAAGCCGAGGCGGCTGTCCACCTGCCGGCGCTGCGGGCGCGGAGGGCTGCGCTGGCGGCCGAGCTGGCGGCACTCGGGATCCCGCCGACCGTCATTGCGCTCCGCCCGGCCGCGGTCGAAACTTACGTTGCCGACCTGGCGCGCCTCGAGGAGACGCTTAACGCCGGGTTAACCCAGGGCGTCGATGCGGCCGCCAATGCCATCCGCGCCATGATCGAGACGGTGACCATCCAGCCGGCGGCAAGAGGGATCGCACCCCGGATCGTGGTGCGCGGGGAACTCGGCGGCCTGCTCGGGCTCGATCCGTTCCAGATGGCGCACCATTCGGGCGGGGAGCTGGTAGCGGAGGAGGGACTCGAACCCCCGACACACGGATTATGATTCCGCTGCTCTAACCAGCTGAGCTACTCCGCCATTTCGTCATTTCGAGCCGGCCGGGGC